CTAGAAACATTTAAGTTTACAGATGATACAGTTATAGCGCCTATATTTGTTTGTAAAGGATCACTAGCATCAGACATTGTAGAAGGTTTTGTTGATGCTGTAGATCTTAAATCTATAAACTCAGCTGCTAAATATGGTGCAAACTTAGCTACAGATACTTGATCTTCATTAATGTAGTATCCAATACTTTTAGTTATATTTATTTTTCTAGGTTGATTTCTATTATCACTAAAAAATAATAAATCTTCTATTAAACTGATACCATTAACTAAAGATATAGAAGAAAAATTAAGCCAACTACCTTCAACTAATACAGTACTAGTGTTACTATTAATATTAAACACAGCTATAAAGCAATTAGCACTAAGAGGAGCTGTTCCTGATCCTGAATAATCAGTTGAAAAATAATAAGCTAAACCTCTAGTTTGATCTACATAGACACCTATAATTTCTTGGTTAATATTAGAATTGTTAATTCTTAATTCATTACCTAATATAGACTCTAAAGCACCAACATCACTAGCCTCAGACCTAGAAACTGCTACGTTTAAAGCATCTCTGTATTCGTTGTTTGGTATTAGTCTCTCATCTAGATCTTTATTCATCTTAGACTTAATGAAACTATTTTTAGCTTCTGCCATGTATTATGATTTTATCCATTTAGATTTACCTCTCATAACTTGAACTATTTCATCAAGCTTAATATTAGATAATCTTATTTTAGCGTTTCTTAATTTAGAACTTTTTTCTTTTCTAAGTCTTTGTACTATATATTCTGGCTGACCTATTCTAGTAGATATTATAGCATGTAATATATAAGCATACATTGCTTCTTCCGCTAACTTAGGAACTCTACTGTCTAAATCATATGCTAATCCATCTGATATGTATTCTAGTATAATTAGTCTACCAACTAAATTGCTAGAGAAAGATAATTTACCTTCTCTTTCATTTAAATTAAACCAACCGTTTACTTGAGAGTATTGAGGATCTAAGCCATACATTTCACCGTAGCCAGAACCTATAACATTACCCATATCGTCCCAATTGTAAGCCCACATATCATTAGTAAAGTCATTTGTAAAATCTCCATTTATAAATTGTTGATTTGCATTATGCCATCTATCTTGTGTTATAGACGTACCCTCTGTGTCATTACCAAAATTATCTTGTGTTGGTATACCAGCAGAATCTTGTGTTTGTGTATAGTAAGGACTTGTTGTTAAGTTATTTGTAGGATATATAGGGTGTTTAACACCTAGTTGATCTATATAAGACATTTTAACATAGTTAACAAAGTCTTGTGGTAAAACTAATGTTAAACTAGCTGGCACTGTTAATTCAGCTGATTTAATACTTTTTAAAGTATCGTAGCTAAATTCTTGCATAGCTCTTTTAGCGTGAAATATAACATCAGTTCTATTTACATTAGGTATTAATTTATTTTGCCCAACATATGCAACTAAAAAGTTATTTATAACATCATTAACTTTAGTGTATTGGTAACTACCATAGTTATCTTCCACTGTTTCACCATATGCTTTTTCAGCCTCAGTGTTACCGTATTTACCACCTGTTAATATAGTTAGTTGAACAACGACATAAGCATTAGCGCTAGGCGCAGCGTCAAGATTTATTGTTCTACCGTCACTACCTACAGACATACTTGTAATCCATTCAGACCAAGACCCAGATATACCTGAAGGGCTTGTGTAAACTTTAAAGTTATTTAAACCATAATTTGGATTAGCTGGATTCCAGTCACCTAATATAAGTTCAGTATTAAAATCTGTTACAAACTTCTGGTTAACACCTGACGCAGCTGCTCTAAATCCTTGTGATCCTTGATAATACTGTTGAGCATTTTCAGTTATTAATCCGTTACTTTTAGGTTGTATAGCCATCGTTTATTAATTTCTTTCGTTTTGAGCTTCTTGTGCTATTTCACTAGCTGCAGCTTGTACTATTGTTGGATCTTTTATCACTATACCAGCGTATAATAATATTTGTATTATTACATTAACTTGCTCTGTTGCATCTAATTCAAAATTAACAGAAGTTGCTGGATCCCAAACATAATACCCTGAAGAAGAATCAAAGTTCCAACTAGGATTTGCTGGTTTTTTAATATAACTAGCTTTAACGCTGTCACTTATTGTTTGAGGGTGTATAATTACTTTGTTTTGTTCAAATAAATAAACTGGGAAATATTCAACAGGTTTACTTATTGGTGACATATTTAATAACGCTAACTCGTTTCTTTGTATAGGCTGTACAACTCTATCATCTTTATATAAAACAGTTCCTAGTTTATAAAAATCTTGAGGGTATAAAGTTATAACTATATTATTAGCCGTTCCAGTAGGTAAAGAGCCTGCTGTTAGACTAAACACACCTCCTGATATAGTGAAGTTTGTGTAAGCTAAACCTTGGTAAGTAACAACAACAGTGCTGTCTTCTACTTGACTTTGAGTTATAGATGTTAAGGGATATGTTATTTGATTTGTTACAGTTGATATTAACTGTGTTCCGCTTGCCGCACCTGAAGAAGTTGGTAGCGTAAAAAAAGCTGGATTTGTTCCAGCTGGTGCATTATAAGTACAATCACCTATTTTTTTAAAAGCGTCTAACTTTTCTTGTACTGTTTTGTAGCGATTTCCATATTCGCTTTCATTTTGTGGCACTCTAATCTGTTGATTTAAGGTCTCAAAATAATTATCTAGCACATCAAGTTGAACCTGAGTAGCTAGCTTATTAAACTCATTAGGTGTTAAATAACCTCTTTGTTCCTTATTTATTATCAACAAGACTGTTTTATAAACTTGATCTACGTTTATTGCCATTTTAATTTGTTTATTATAATATGGGCCCGAGTGAACGAGCCCTATATTAGTATTACATGTTATTTAAGTTTTTTCTCGATAGACTTAAATATTTCAACACCTTCGTCTGTTTTCAAGAAAGCGGCAAATGCTGAATAAGGATTCTCTTCAAAAGGAACCGTCATTAGTTTTTTACCGTTTGATGCCCAAGTAAACGAGCGTTGATCTGGAGATAGCCTAATAATGTTAGCTTCAGTTGCTTTTATTCCTAAGTTTCTAAGCTGTACATTGTCATCTTTAGCTAATTCTACAAATAAAACTGGATTTCTTTTAGCAAACATTAGTAAGTCTCTTTTTACTTCTTTAGAGCTTAGCTCGTTTACTTTAGATCCAACTTCAACTCTTAGTATTGCTTCACATTGATCAATATCTAAAGATAAAGCCATATTCATAGCTTCTATCTCGTATTCTAAATCATATAGTTCTTCTTTAGCAATCTGCTGAGGTTTTAATTCTTTATATAAGTGATTTCTTGATGGGTGATATAAAGATAGCATTTTTTGCAACGCTTGATATCTTTTTTCTACTCTTAACACACCGTTTTTAAACGTGATGTGACCCATTGTTGATTCACCTTTTTGTTCATCTACAAATGATGAAGCTTGATTGGTAGCATATTTCAACTCTCTTTGAGAACCTAGCTCTTCATCAAACCACAATAAAGGATGCTTCGTCGTGTGCTTGCTTGGTAACGTAAGTGTTAATGGAGTTTTACTACCTGTTAGATAATAGTTTCTATCTTTTATTTCCCAACCATCTGGTTGAGTTGTTTTTTGTTTTGCCATGATATAATATAATTAAATAATTTATAAGAGTAATAATTACCCCCGTAGTTACAACGAGGGTAAGAATTACATTTGTTGAATCAATTAGATTCCTTTGAATAATACAAAGTTATTCGCAGCTTGAGTTACTAAACATCTTTCTGATAAGAAGTTTACTTCCATTGCATCTAAAGATGAAGTGAAAGCACCACCTACAGAACCAGTTAACCAAGACTTCATTCGTCTGTCATCAGCTTGTGAAGCTCTATAACGTACGTGTAAGAATGGTCTTCTAATGTTTGTTCCTAAGATTTGATCGTATACTGTAGAAGTTCCAGCTGGTACTAATACACCTTCAATAGATGCAGGTCCAACTAATCCTCCACGAGTAGAAGCATCGTTTAAGTATTTCCAGTCAGTTTTGTAGAAGTCATAAGAACCTCTTCTGAAACCAGAGAAACCTAAATTTAAAGCCATTTCCTCAGAATTTTCAAATAATCCAAAAGCAGTACCTCCAGCGAATCCACCAGAAATAGAAGCTAACATATCGTCAAAATCAAGAGCAGTAGATCTGTTCAAGAATAACATGTTTTCTTCAATAGCTCCTTGAGTATCTAAATTCTTTAGTATAGCATCAAAAGCGTCTAACCCAGCAGCAGCAGTAAAGCCTACTTCTACGTTACCTCTATCTTGGATAGCAGCAAATAAACCTTGAGTACCACCTTGAATAGCAGGTACAACACCAGCTGAATTAAGCTCGCCTTCAACCATTGCCATTTCTAAGTAATCTTCAAATCTAAGTCTTGTTTCAGACTCAGCTTTTAAATACCATAAGTATCCACCAGTTCCATCTTCAGTAGCAACTTCTACCCAACCGATCTGAGCAGTGTCAGAACCGTTAACAGTGTATTGGCTTCTAATGATTATTGGAGAATTTACAAACGTACTGAATGCAGGGTCCACAGTCACCATAGGATTAGCATTTTGATCAATAACGTTTGCTCCAGCTACAGCGTTAACAGTAGAGCTTCCTTTTTGGAAATCAGAACCATAAACAAATATCTTTACTGTTCCAGTTAAACCATTTAAGTTAGCTACAGTGTAAGGTTGAATTGTTAATTGCCCTGGGTTACCACCTTGACCAGCTGCACGTGTGTCAGAAGCAGTTACTAAACATTTTGCTTCACCACCGAAATCATCCATTACAACGATCGTTGCGCCTGGAGAGATTACGTTTAATATTGGCACAGCAGCACCAGCAGCTGTAACAGGTATTGTTAGTACTAGACCACCACCACTTATTACTACGTTTTCGTAAGAGATGTGTAATCTGTTTTGTTCAGACCAAATTACTTGATCAGATGTCATTGGCATTTCTGCGCCAACCATTCTTAAGAAACCAGATAAAGTTCTGTTTCCATATCTTTCTACTTCTGCTTCGTAAAGCTCTGGTAAATATTGTTGTGAAAAATTCACACCATTTGCTCCAGCGAAGTTTAAGTAGTTACTAGCCAACGTTTGTTGACTTTGACTTGGTGTAATATCACCAAATTGAGGACTTAAAGCCATAATTTAAAATTTTTTTTTAGTTAAACTTTTTTCTTTTAATTTTTAATTTTGTTGAGTCTAATCCACTAATAGCTTTTACTTTTAATCCGTTTATAAAAACGTTTCCATCGGCAACTTGCCTAGGTCCGTCTTGTGATGGGTTCTTGGAAGTTTGAATAATGTCTTTAACACCATCCGCTTTTCCTTGCTCGTAAAAATGATGAGCGATTTTATCAGCATTCATAGCAGCATACATAGCTTTATGGTAACCCGCTGGATCGGTTAAACTACCTTGTTCATTAGTATATTTACTAACAAAGTTTTGTACGTCAACCTGCGTTTCACCCACTTTACTAGGATCTTTAATACCGTATCTAAATTTCTTATCACCAACATTGAAGTCAAAACCTTTGAATTCGTTGCTGAAAAGCTTTTTTGTACGATCTCTAAAATCACCGTGTAATCGTGTTGCAGTTTCTTGTTGCTGCTTGTATTGGTCGTAAAAACTAATTGCTTCTTGTTGTTCTTGAGTAACGCCCGGTCTCAACTTGATCTCGTCGTAATATTTACTTTTTGAACTTTCAAGAAATTGTTTAGCATTTGCAACCTCTTCCTTAAACGCAAGTTTTTTCTTGCGTATATCTCTAGGCTCGTCTACATCTTCATCAAACTCAAAATTATCTTCCATTAAGAAGCTAATCTCTTCTTGATCTAAATGAGGTTTTGCCTTTGTATAGTATTCTCTTAAAACATCTTTAGGACTGTAATCACTGTAGTCTTTGTTTAAAGCTACATAATCCTGCACAGTTCCACCGGTTTCTTCCATAAATGAAACTAGCTTTTCTATGTTTTCTGGTAAAGGTTTACCTAAGACTTTTTCATCTCTCTTAGCTTCTTTAACATCTTGTGTTATCTCCTTTACCTCTTCTTCTGTTATTTCTTGGATTGGTGTAATTTCTTCAATAACCTCGCTGGACTCTGGTATTTGTTTGTCCACTTTAGTGCTATCTCCGGTTTGTTCGCCCACATCCACTGTCTCTGTTTCTCCGATTTGAATGGCATTGTCTTCTTCTTTTAATGCATCTTTAGGAATTGTGACTTTTGTAACCTCAGGCGTAACTTCACCCTGAGCTTCTGGTTTAGTAAGATCTACTTTTATTAAGTTATCTTTACCTTGATTTCCTAAATTTTTAGGTTTCTTTTTTTTGATTTTAAACTCACCTTCTTGTTTGACAGGTTCGTTTACTTTTGTTTCTTCTGACATGATAAAATATTATATAATTATTAAATGTTAACTAGGCGGCATCATATTTTGTAAACCAAACGTGCCTAGTTGCGATGAGTCTGTTCCTTCGAAATCTACAGGAGCAGAATCATTTTGTCGTTGATTTATTAATTGACTTTGTTGAGTTCCTTGTAGTTTAACTCTTTTGTCTTTTCTATCTTCTATTTCTTTTTCTTTTTCACTTTCAACACCTAGTTTTATTTGAGCTAGTTGTTTTTGGTATTCAAACTCTTGAGCCATTAATTGTTGCTTAACGGTTAACTCTGTTTGCATACGTTGTATTTCAAACTGAGACTTAGCTTGTTCAACTTGAACTTTAGACTCTGTCATAGCTTGATTCTTTTGAACCTCAGCCATAGCAGCAGCTTCAGAGGCTTTAGCATTTGCCTGCGCTTGTGCATCAATCATTTGCTTTTGTTGAGCTTGATCTCTTTTTATTTTCTTTTTTCTTTTTTGTTTCAGTAGTTGATTAGCTAGCTTTAGATTTTTTATCTGTCTAATATCTATAGCATCTTCAAGATCAATACCGTTATTTTTTAAAGCTATTTGTATATTTTGCTCTAACTGAGCTCTTTCTTCTTCATCAGGTTCTAACTCTAAATATATACCGAAGTCATGTAAATTTAAGTTAGATATTTCACCTAATGTTTGAGCATTATAAAGAGATATGCTTTCAATTAAAGCGTTTTTTGTTAAAGGGAAAGATAATACGTCTGCTATTTTTAAAGATATGTTTTCACATATTCTAAGAGCTAAATATAAGCTAGCTTGATTAATATGTTTAGTTGCTATATTCGATTGATTAGCGGCCATTTTAGCTATACCTACTAACGAATCTTTATCTTGTATACTACCATCTCTAGCTTCATTTAATCCCGTGACATCACGTATCATCTGTAAATAATAGTTATAAGTCTGTATAAGACTTTGTAATTTAGCACCGCTAGCTGATGATGTTAATTCTTGAATAGGTACTTTACCTCTATTTAATTCACCATCTTGCGTTAATGATCTACCAACAATACTACCAGTTTGAAAATACATATTTAATGCTTCTGCTGGATTATAGTTTGTACCGTTGCCTAAATCAACTTCTGCTAAACCGTCCATATCTAAAAACACACCATCTGGTACCATCCTAGACAATACTTGTTGCATTTTTAAATGAGTTATTTGAATCATATCAGCAAAACCAGTTATTTTACTAACTAAAGATTCTATTCTACCCTTATACATTCTAGGTGCACATAAAGCATAATTCATTTCAACTTTAGTACTATCTGAAGCTGGTCTTGTCATGTTTTCAGCTAATTCCCATTTTAACATAGTATTAGTGCCTAAGACTTTAGCGCCGCTGTATAGTACTTCAATACTTCTTGAAACTCTATCATAAGTATCTGCTGGCGGTGGATTAAATTCATCCGTTTTTTGAATAACTTTTTCTAAACCATTATCTGTTTGTTTTAATTTAAAAACCTGGTTCATGTAAGTTTTATATTCAAAATATAATATCTGAACAGTGTTAGCATCATAATTACCCCAACCTGTTATATACTGCCTGTTTCCAGGCATTTTTTGTATTTTCTCTAGCTCTTCTTCACTAATTTGCGGAAATTGTTTTTTAAGTTCCGGTATAGTTATAGACTTAACTTCACCAACATAGTATATGTCTTCAAAGTTAGGATCTTCTGTATAAGAGTATATAACATGAGCTGGATCAACGTAGTCTATCGTTACTCCATTAGATTTATTAAAGTTTGTTTTAGCGCAAGCTATTCCACATACCACTAAATCTTCATTAATTCTACGTTTAGTTAACTCCCATCTATTTTTAGCTAGTGTTGTTGATATAGCTTCTTCTTCTGCTATTTCAATTGACTGTTTATAGCTTAGCTGCATGTGCAACTCTAATTCTTCTTTTGTTTCAGGTAGTAATGGTGGTGGTATATTAGACTGAGAAGCATCAATACCCAATGTTTGTTGGGCTAAAGCTATTTGCTCTCTAGCAAACATGTCTTCAGCAATAGCTGTTGCGTAGTTGGTTCTTTTTTTAACCGACTCAGGATCTTGTGAAAAAGCTTTTATATCAAACTCTTTTTGTGATATACCATTTACAACTATATTTACAAACTTAGATATAACTGGTACTGGTTTCCAGTCTAAATTTAAATAAGACAAATCACCGTTTATTGACAATTCATCTTTATATTTTTGTGTAGGCTGCTCGCCTCTAGCATATAGTCTTAGACTGTGAAAGTTATTCCAACTCGTTAAGTATCTATTACCGTTAGTTCTTCCTTGGTCAAACCATTCAGTTTCAATAGCGGAAGCTACTTGAGATCCATACTCCCATGAAGCTTTTTCCGCGTCCGGTACTACCTGACTTGGAAAAGCGCTATTTGAATTAGTATATATTTTCATCTATTCGATTATTTTTGACAATGTACCTTTGTTGTTATATTTTTTAAAACCTAAATCATAAACTTTTCTTTGAATAACGGGATTTGGTCTATATTTATTTTTATTGCAAGCCATTATAGCTAAACCTGAGCTTATAGAGGCATCATGAGATGTTCTATTATTTATATTAAACTTAGCCCAATCTTCTAATGTTCTTTGAAAATAAACATCACCGTAATCGCCATTTTCTTTTAAACCTACATATTCTTCTATATATGACTCTATAGCCGCAGCGTGTGCTTGTTTAATATCTTCACTTGAATTAGGTATTCCGCCTATCTCCCTTTCTGTTGTAGAAAGCTTATTATATTTTTTATCTGGCCTGTTCATTGAATAACCTCTATAACCTCTTCTTTTAAAATAATATAAAAGTCTTGGTTTGTTATTCTCTGCTAGTATTGGCATACCATAAAAAACGCAAGCCATTAACACATCTTCAAAAAATATCTCAGCTGTCTGCGGACGAGCGATGTATTCTAAGAAAAAATGATTAGGTGGAACGTTCTCCATACTAAACTTAGTTAAACCTGTTAAAGCACCATTAGAACCTCTTCTGTCAACAGTACCTGATATGTCATAACTATCACAACCAAAAGCTCCAGTATGTTCGTTACCTGGCCATTTTAATCCATTCTTAATTACAACTCTGTTTTGCATTTCAATAGGTGGTGTCCAAGATAAAAAAAACCTACCTTGTTTGCTTGGCATAAATAATACCTTAGTATCTTTTACACCATTTACCCATTGAAAATTTCCTTGAGTTATTATTCCGCTGTTTTTTAAATCAGCATTCCAATCTATTTGTTGGTATATCTTAGTTAGATTAAATAAAGATGATTTAGCTTCATCTCTAAAAGCATGTTCTTCAGTTCTTGGAAATTGACGGTAAAATTCATTTAAACCATCTTGATCTTCCTTTAAACCGTTTACTTCATTTTGCCAGTATTCTATTACACCTATTTTTATTTTAGTCCCGTGAGGATCTTCAACTGGTTTTTTTGGTGTGTCGAAGACAGGTATGCCATAAGAATCAATGTATCCTTCGTAATTCCATTCCATAGGTATGAACAAAGAATAGAGTCCCGAGCTAGTCTGTCCGTTGGCGTTTCTTTTTGTAACATCTGAATCGTTATATAATTTTTTAAAATTATCACCACCTTTATCTAAAGAGTTTGATGTACTTCCCATCATACACTTACCTATAACCTTACTACCTAGTCTAAGTGTTGTTTTTGTAACACGCCAATTATTTAATATGTTGTTTGGTCTTTCCCACTTACCTGATTCATCATGAACTAATAACTTTAGTTTTTCACCATCATAAGAGTTGTCTCCTGTATTTTTCCAATCGATAGTGGTGTCCAGACCTGTGATTTCTTGTAACTTAGTGTTATCATCAAGTTTTCTACGTGTGAATTTAGAGGCTGGCACCCTGTACGCAAGTTCGGTTTTTGGTCTATCCATACCGTCTTGTATTGGTTTAAAAAAGAACGGGTAGTTGACTGATATTGGTACAACTTTATCGGTAAACATTTTCTTTGCGTCAGGACCAGATTTTGACAGTATGCCAAATCTTGAATCTGTGGATATTGTAGCAAGGTTAACTGACTCGGCTGATGACATAAAAGAGAATCCAGATCTACGGTTTTTAAGATAACACATTCCGTAAGATCTTTTGTCTGCTTTGCAAGCTTCCCAGAATATATAAAATAATCTGTTTGACTCCCTAAAGTCTGGTTGCCCAACATCAATTTTACTCCACTGCAAGTACATATAGTGAGTGCCAGTAATATAAGTAGGAACATTTTTATTAATGAACCAAAAACCCTCTTCACGCCTTGTAAACTCTTTGTCGATATAATCATACCATTTTTCTTTAAAATCTAAAGGGTATTCTTCCCAGTCAAATACTGATTTTATTTTTTTTAATTCCTTAGGATACCCTGAGTAACTCCATTTGTTATTATCAAATTCAACTACATCATGTTTTTTAGGTAATGCAATTTTTAAGTTTTGTATCTCATAAACCTCACCTATCTCTCCAGTCTTACTTATAACAACAACATCATATTCTTCATTATAACCGTAATCCCATTTCTTATATTTATTCTTATGATTTAAAGTTTTAGAATCTATATAGTTATTTAATACTTTATATAACTGCTGCTCGTACATTATTTAGATCTACCTTCAGCAAAACCTTTAAAAGCTTTTTCTTGCTTAATTTCTTTAGGTTTTTCGTTTAATAATTCTTCTTCTTGTTGTATTCTGCTTAATATTTCAAAAGCATCAAATATAGCTAGCTTTTTTGTAGCCGCTGCGTTTTTAAGTCTGTCAGCTGATATGTCATCGTCTGAATCTACTATAGGTTCTTTAGCTACCTTTATTAACTCCTCAACTGCTACCTGCCCAGCGTGGATTATATTCAACTTCGTTTCCTTCGTTTTCATACTTTATAACAATATCATTTGATTTCATACAATATAAACGCTCTTCGTCAACAATAAAATCATATTCACCGTATGGAGTATAACCAACAGTATCACCCTCGTTTATTCCTAGCGCTTCTAACGAGCTATTACCTATTTTTAATATACCAATAAGCTTTTTCTCTTTAGCTACTTCTAATCCGTCTTTTATCTTTAACGGTTTTATGAAACATCTACTGTTTATAGACTTCCATTTTATATCTTTTTTATAAAGATACACTTGATCTAAAGCACAAAAATATAAACCATCTATAAAAGATGATCTACTTTTCTTTTTAACGCCTTTCATATCGTAAAACGTACGAAAAACATTGTGATGTATTATTATTAAATCACCTTTTTCAATAGGAGTTTCATATGCTTTAGGTGTTTCTACAACCTCAGCTAAATTATTTACAAATTTAAAACTCTCTATTTTAGTATTTAATATAATTTTTTTATCACCTATAGATTTTTCATTGTCATATTCTTCTCCTACAGGTTTAACTATAAAGTCATATAAACTTCTCATTAATACTCTAAATCATATTCAACTGATATTGCCATGTTAGAATTAAATTTTTTCCATGGCAATACGTCGTTGTTTTTTTTAATATGTATATTATAAGATTTATCAGAATCATCTAGCAATATATGTGATATTTCATGTCCACCATATACTTGTTGCCCTACTGAATAATGCATAGCATCATTTTTATAGTCAGATCCGATGCTGATCTTTCTAATATTATTTGTCATCTTCTTTTTCGATTTCAGTATAACTACCGTCTTCTAAATTTACGTTGACTTGACCATATTCATCTTCTAGCTCTTTTTTAACAGTCTCTAGAGATTTATTGTTATCTGCTAATTGAACTAAAACACCTTGTTTTTGTGCTTCTAAAACACCAATTGTTCTCAGCATTTCATTTTGCTGTTTAGTGATCTCTACAATTTTCTTTAACTCTTCGTCTTTGATTTTCTTTACTTTGCTCATAATTTTATTTAATTTAATTATTTTTTTACTTTAGTGTAAAATATTGTCATATTTGAATCTCCTCTAAACCTTCTATGTAAAGTGTTTGGGCCATTTAAAACATACGTTGATTCAACCGTATGTCCGTTTACTTTATTTGTGTGAGTTGTTATAACTTTGTACCTATCTTGAAACTTTATTTTCTCTACTAAAACCATGTTTTCTTTATAACTAACATTATGAATAGTTTTAACTCTATCAAGTTCATTATGATCACCAACCGTTATAATACAATTGTAAGAAGTGTCACTTGATTCCCATTCACCCTCTAGTAATAATGTTTCAGTCTGCGCACTTAAAAAGCTACTAAATAACACAAACAATATTAATATTGTTTTTTTCATTTAATTTGATTTAATTTAATTAATACTCTTACTATTTATTATTACTTATAGATTTGAATTTTTCCACGCCTCGTGATCCAAAATAAGCTATATAAACAGTTGTAAGTAACTGTTTTAATAATGCAATCCACTCTTGCTCTACTGTAAAAGATATTTCATGATGACTATCAACCCATATAAGAGCTATAGCCATAAACGATAAAAATATTAAAGCCATAGGTCGTGTGTTTTTAGAAAGCCATGAATCTGATTTCATGTCACTTTCCCAACGCCTTGTTATTTGACTCTCTGCCTCTGAATTAGCTTTATCCATTATTTCTTGGATTTGCTTTTTAATTAGCAGTTTTTCTTCTTCTGTAGTAGTGAGCTTATCGATGACGTTACCAACTTCTTTGATAACGCCACCCGTAAGCCATTGAATTATTTTTTTCAACTTTTTTAAGTATTATTTTGGAATTGGAATATATAACGGTGCTTTTCTTTTAAATGTCGATCTCTCATTAGGTAGCATCACTGTCCTTGAATCGTCTACCTTTCCACCAATCGTCCAATATTTATTTACTGGAACATCGCTATCTCCACGCTGTATAGATCCTCCACGTTGATCATGAGTCCCGGCAGTCCTTGTTACTGTAGGTATACCTGACGAAGTTCTAGTTTGGTTTGCAGCTAGATTTCCCTGGTTAGCAGAGTGACGTTCAATACTCTCTAATGTTTGTGGCGTTAGATTACTAGAGTTAGCACTCAGCAACTTGCTAAAAGTTTTATTATTCACTGCAGAAGAATCTTTTACCGCTTGCATTTCAGACGCATACCTTTGCATGTTCAATTGACCAACAAGACTTTGCTTTTGAGATAAACCATCTCTTTTTATTTGATTTTTTGAAGTTTGATTTTCATCTAAAGTATTAGTTGTATTCGTAATAGCCGGCGGTGTTACTTGTGATTTTTTGTCCGATGCTAAGTTTGTATTGTAAGACTTACCATTGAAATTAAACGTACTAACTCCACTTTTTCTTGCTTCTCCAAATGCTTTGCTAAACTCTGGTGATCCACTTTTTCTTTCATCTTGTGGTTTTGGAGTAGGAACATTTGATTTTGTTGTTACTGATTGCGTTAGTTTAGCTCCAGTTTCGTCATCAGCTGAAAAATTAGCGCTAGAACCACTTACTGGATCATGCTTATGCCCTGCTGATCCACCGTGGCCTGCGTCAGCTGCGCCGTGGGTCATATATTTAGAAGCTCCAAATGTCATTATTTCCGCTACCTTAGCAGCGCCTTTTGCATAGCAATTTACTTTACCTGCTCCAAATGACTGATTGTACCCCATTTTAGGTGCTCCGTGTGGGTGATCGTGTGATCCTTTTTTCACGCTATAATCAGCTGCTCCTTTATGGTGAGCATATTTAGCCGCACCTTCTTGATTGTTTCTTAGTTCACCAGCTGCTGCAGTTGAGCTTTCGCCACCGCCATCTTGGTTTGTTTTCATTTTTTTTGCCATTATATAATTTTTTTACTTATTTTTTTTTCTGCGGCGTAAGCGGGTTTTTCCCACGGGCCTTTACCTTTTTGCATTACTGAATAATCGAATCTTTTTCCTTTAAAATCAACATAACCTTTGCCAGCGCCGTTAACTTCGTAATCTAGTTCACCACTTTTGTATTGACCTATGTGAACTTTTTCGTGAGCAATAGTTTTAGCTTTTTCAATAGGATCTTTTAAATCTTTATTTAAAACTATAACACCATTTTTAGGAGTTCTAGCATAAACAGGATCTTCACCCATATCTCTTTCGAATATAGAGGTGCTCATATCTGTTAAGTCGAACGGTGGTGTTATTTTAAATGCCATGTTATTTGTTGTAAGGAAACTTTTCATTAAACCACGATTGCCTTTGTTCACAACCACAAGGAAAATTAAGACCATCAGACATTTTATCTACAATGGTCTTAATACCTGTTTTTTTAGTGAACTTAGCAATACTGTCGCCTAATCCTCTAGATTGCATGGTTATGCTATAACTAAGTCAGTTACTTTTACACCTGTACTGTTTTGTACAATTGACATAATACCACCTGGGTTAGCAGTAACAGCTGAAATAAATTGATCAGCCCAATCTTTACCTTTTGCAGTAACTGTAAATAAATAACTTTTACCGTCAGCGTAAACTGTAAATTTGTCAGCAGAAGCGTCTCCGTTTGCTAATCCTTGGTAAACAGAATCAACGTTTCCAATTAGTACGTCTGAAAGTTGATCAGCAATACTAATGTCTGCTGCTTTAATTTTAATGTAATTTGCCATAATCTTTTTTTGTTAAATGTTAAATGTTAAATGTTAAATGTTTGTTTTGATTTGTCAGTTTACTCTGTTTATTTTAATGATGTTTTTCGTCGTACTTTAAATCGCCTGCTAGTTTTGATATATGTTTTTCATCTGCAGTCATATCTATGTCACTGTGACCATGTTTATTATCATAGTCTACATCTTCTTTTAAATATTTCATATGAGCTTCGTCGTCTCTTCTAGTAGCATCTAAGTTACTTTTAGTAACTTTAGAATGTTTAGGGTGATTACCCGAGTAATGTCCTGTGTATCCTTTTTTTGATTCCATATCTTATTTTCCTATTATAAAGTCACTTACTGTTACACCGGTACCTGCTACAGCTGTGACATAATCAACAGCTACTGGAAGTATTGACCCAGATTGTAAACCTTCAAAAGTTATTGCTTGTCCAACAGTTGGTTTTCCACCACCTGGGTTAGCCGCTACCACACCTGGTAGTATTACACTTATTGATGCATCTGCTGGCATTACACCACAATATATTACAGATGAATTTAGGTTAGTACCTAATGTCCCGCTTTGGTTTTCAAATTCCCAAGCTGGTCTAACGTCAATACTAGCTATCATAGCTGCCGTTAAAGGCATAGCTTGACTTATAGTAGAGTCTTGTGTTTTAAATAATCCCATTTTTTTGTCTTTTAATATTTTTTACCTTGAGCACACATTACTGCATTTATACCTTTGTAAGGTAAATCTGCTTTTAGTATTTGCATCCCTGTTATTCCTGAGCTACTACCTTTTCCGTGAGCTCTACCTGTTTGATCTAATGGCCCATCCCATATAGCGCTTTCACCTACAACACCATGAGCGTTTTTAGATGCCATTACTTCGTTGTAATTTGGATCTGTTTTATGCATAATTTTTATATTATTTGTTTAGTTGGATTATATGTTGAATCTTCTTGTCTTTGAGGATTGAATCCATTTGTTATTTCTTCTTCTGGTCTTGAAAAACCTTTTGGATTAATAGGGCTTGAAAGCATTTGTGATTGGCCCATCATGTTACTTGTTGCTTGTGCTCTAACTTCATCAGCTGGTTGAGCATCCACACCCATAGGATCTGAAAAATAAGATAAGTCGCTTACGTTAGTTCCAGTACCAACTACGTTGCCACCATTACTAGGTACATTGCTAGCTGGTGGTAAATTTGCAGAACTCAAACCTCCTTGGGCTTGGGCTATTATTTGTGCTAAATTTGGTATCATATTATATCTTTATTTACATCTTTTATAGACTTTATTAAAACTTTGTCTATATAAGATTTACCTTCCATTATTTTATTTCTTCTAAGACTAGTAGGTATTTTTTCTTTACCTAACATTATTTTATATATTCTATTTATTAATTGCTTACCTTTAAAAGAAACCTTATATATATTATAAGTTTGTGTAGTTCTATTTCTTTTTCTCCAAACAACTATCCAGTCTTCTTTTATTAACCTAGACCACCTTCTGTTATCCCAACTATAAGAGTATACACCTGCTTCAAAGTCTTTCTTTGTAAACAAGTCTATACAATCTAAATATAGTAGTAATTCTAAATCAGCTTCACGAAGGTTATTGTTTTTACAAGCCCATTTACGTATTATACGATAATGTTTTAGCAGATTGAGATCTTTTAAATCTCCAGCGTCTAGCTTTTTCATAAAACAACAACCACATCTTGTGTTTTTATTACGTGATATGATTTATTTTCAATTTCTATTTTGTGACCAGCATGTCGATCATAGTATATAAGGTCTTTTTTTTTTAAACCTAACACTTCATCTCCAACTTCTATTACGTTAGCTCTAACATACCTTATATCATCTCTATGAAGCTCTGCTAGTAATAAACCACCTTTTGTTTCAGTAGTTCCTTCTTCTATTTTCTCTATTATTAAGTTTCTACCTATTGCCTTCATCTATCCTCATGTTATTTATTACACAATCAGTTGAAAGTATTGTAGTAGCTACAGAAGCTGCGTTTATTAAAGCGCTTTTTGTTACCAGTAATGGATCTATAATACCTAGTTTTACCATATTTACCATATTTCCTGTAACCACATCTAATCCTTTACCTTCGTTTGAATGTAAATTTTTTAATTGTTCAGACGTTAAAACTATACCGGCATTACTTAATAATGTGTTAAACGGTGCTTTTATAGCTTCAAATAATACTTCTTCACCTTTGTTTTCAGGTTTTAAAATACTAGAAGCGTTAAGCAAAGCAATACCACCACCTGGCACAATACCTTCTTTAATAGCAGCTTTAGTAGCACAAATAGCATCTTCGACTCTATCACTTTTTTCTTTTAATTCAATATCAGAATTAGCACCAATTTTAACTATTGCTACTTTTGCGCTTAATCTAGCTAATCTTTTTTCAAGACCAATTTGAATATGTGCTTTATTTTTCTTTTTTAAATCTTTTTTTATTTTTTCTATTATATCATCTACTTCTTCAGATACATCATTTATTTGTATGATAGTTTCATCTTGAGTAGATGTTGACTTTACACACTTACCAAGATAATTAACTTGTATAGTGTTTAAATCATCACCTAAATCTTCGTTTATAATAGTTGCTCCTGTCAATAAAGATAAGTCATTAAATATTTCTTTTCTTCTTAATCCAAAAGCAGGTGGTTCTATAACATTTATTTTTATATTACCCTTTTTCTTGTTCATCACAAGAGCTGATAAAACACCAGCTTCAACTTCACCAATAATTAATAAAGCTTTGTTACCTTTTATAACATACTCTAGTACTGGTTGTATTTGTCTTATTGAATCTATCTTAGAATCCATAAGTAAAACTAAAGCGTTATCTAGCTCAGCAATACTTTTTTCTTTGTCTGTTATAAATTCACCGTGAGAAAAACCTTTTTCGTACTCAACGCCTTCTACTATTTCAACTTCTGTTAAACCACCTTCTGATGGCTCCATAGTAACAACACCTGTTTGGCCAACTGACCTAAAAGCATCGGCTATTAGTTTACCAAGTTCTTTATCGTTGTTTGTAGATATAGTAGCTATATCGTCAATCATTTTACCTTTTACAGGTATTGATATAGATTTTAAGTAATCAATAACTTTATCTACACCAGATGATATACCATCTCTTACTTTTCTATCACTACTTTTAGCGCTATTCATTATTGAGTGCGCTAATACTGTAGCTGTAGTTGTACCGTCACCAGCTTCTCTTACTGTTTTTCTAGCCGCTTCTTTTAATAATGTAGCACCCATGTTTTCCACAGGATCTCTTAGTATAACAGAATTAGCTACCGTTACACCATCCTTTGTTATTATAGGAACACCAGAGTTATCTTCCATGATAACACACTTGCCGCTAGCTCCTAATGTAGAGCTAACAGCTTTAGTGAGTTTATCTATTCCTTTAAATACCTTTTGTTTAGCTTCGTCACCAAAGCTAAGGTTTTTGACAATTCCGTCCATATTTGATTTAATTTGATTAGATTGGTTTGGTTTTACTTAAAGGTCTTTACTACTTTTGGTCCGTTTAAAAATTCAACTTTCTTTTGGTAGTGTTCAATAGTTTTATCTATTGAGGTTTCTGCGGCTTGCATTGATTCTCTCCTAGTTACATCTATCCATTTTTCGCAGCATGTATCCTTTTCAGGGTTACACTCACAATCAGGATCTTTGTACTCTGTTTGATAGTAGCCGTTTGGTAATTGAACTATACGCCAGTTTGCTTTTTTTACAATGTGGTTCCATAGGTTCAATCGTTTTTCATTTTGTTGTGGTTGACTAATCCACGAGTTAGTCTGGTAAAATAGTGTCATTGGTTTTGGTTTTTAATTATACACTGGTTATATGCGTTATGCATACTTGTATTATTACTTGTTTTTAGTGAAATTTACCTATTCTTCCTCTTCCTCTTCTTCGTCCTCTTCTACTGGTGGTACCGGTGGTACTGGATTTTGCCATGTAAAGTATAAGTCTTCGTTTACTGGTGTAATCTCAGATTGAATAGTTGCAGCTATGCTAGCTTGCATTGCAGGCACGTCTAGTGATCCTTCTAACCATCCAATAACTACGTTTTCAAAAGCTTCTGTATCTTCGTAAGGTACAAAAGGATCTCCTGCTACGTACGTGTAGCTTTGTGTTCCAATGCTTGTTGATGAATAAGTTTTGCCTCCTGATTCTTCAGAGCCAGTGTATCTGTAATGTACTGTGTAGATTACATTGTCTTCACCTTCTGATTGAATGTGAGCGTTCATTTGTGGGATATCCCATTTGTAAGTAATTGCCATTTTTTAATTTTAAAGATTGATTGATTTATTTATTTATTTATTTATTTTAAGGATTACAAGGAGATGTAGTCGCCACAACTCCACTACCTCCAGTTATTCTATACCATCCATTAGTTGTTTGTGTTGTTCCTAGCGCATAATATCCATTACCAGTAGCTTGAGATCCACCGCTATTATTATAAACAGTATCTCCAACTGATGGGTTTGGATTAGATCCATTATGATATTTTGTTGTATTAACATTTTGAGAACATATAAACTTTACATCCTGTTGTCCTGAACCAGATAAAAACGAAGTATCAGTAACAGCCCCATAGTTTCTAAAATTAAGTAATTGATTTTTACTTCCTTCATACGCTGAGTCAAACTTAGAAGATACAGCATCGCTAAAACAATCGACTAAATCATCTGTTGTTGGATTTATTTCATCAACAACGTTTTGTAACGTAAATGTAGTAGTATCTGGTACAGCCATTATAATCCTGCTTTTTCTAATCTTGCTTCTAACTCAGCAATTTTAGCTATTAGTAAATCTATATAAGCTACAGACTTTAAACCATCTTCATTTGTTCTTACAAACTCTGGATATTTCTTTTCTAGCTCTTGTGCTATAACACCAGATCGTTTTACTCCTGGTTCAGATTTTAATTCAAAGTTTTTCCAGTTAACATCAATGTGTTTAGTATCTATATCTTTTACATTTTCTTTTAATGTTTTATCAGAAGATAATATAAAGTTTGTAGCAGTAACTGTACTATTAAATATCCCTGTACCTTGAACCCGTATATTTTGTGTATATGTTGCGGGTGCTCCAAAGTAAATATCGTTTCCACTAACCCCTCCATTTATAAAAGTAAAACCACCCGTGTAAAATGTTTTAAACCTTGCGGTAGTACCAACACTCATAACTAAAGTACCAGAAACATCTAATTTACCTAAAGGAGATGTTGTTTTACCTATACCCACGTTGCCGCCATTGAAATATGAATCACCTTGAGCATTAATTCTAACACTTAAAGTACCATCGCCTACATTACCATAATATAAATATAAATTAGCTGCATCTGAAGAACCTCCTGGTATTAATTGAAATCTGTTTTTGCCACCATCAACTGTTGTAGTTCTAAATAATACCTGCCCATTTACCTGAAGAGTTTGCACAGGATTATCTGTCCCAATCCCGACGTTGCCTAAATGATTAATTCTCATAGCAAAATGGCCCGCCGCGTCAAAGGTGTTTCTTTGAACGTAGAAATCTAGGCCATTGTCATATTCGGCATAGCTACCTGTGTTTACAGTATTTATGCCTCCTAAATATCTATCATATCTTCCTAAAAATCTTAGTTTACCAGAAGCTGTGTATGGGCTAGAAGAATTAACGTTTTGGATACTAATATTTCCTCCATTAATGTGTAATTTGGACAAAGGTCCAGTCGTCCCGATCCCAAAATTACCATTTTCCAAAATAGTAGCAGCATAAGAGCCACCAGATTGTAATCTTGTGGTAGTTCCAGCTTCCCCACCAAAAAGCATAAATCCTGAATTAAATCCAGAAAATCCTTTTGTCGCACCACTAGCGTTATAT